CAGTGCTGAAGATGTTGAATTAGAGGAAGAAAAAGTAAAAGAAGTAAAAGAAGAAACTACTAACGAACAAGATAAAACTTATGAAAATGAACGTGAAGAAAAACTTGACGAAGCAAAAGTAGAATCTAAAACAGAAGAAGTAAAAGAAGAAACTAAGAAAGAAGAACCAAAAGAAGAATTAGAACAATACAGCGTAGGTGTTCAAAAAAGAATTGCAAAGCTAACTAAAAAATGGCGTGAAGCAGAAAGACAAAAAGAAGCTGCTTTAGAATATGCTAGAGGTGGTCAAGTAGAACTTTCTCAATTGAAAACAAAAGTTTCTAAATTAGAACCAGGTTATGTTAATGCCTTAGAAGGTAAATTAAAGACTGGCTTAGAAGCAGCTAAAGCAAAACTTTTAAGAGCAAGAGAAGCTGGTGATATTAATGCTGAAGTAGAAGCACAAAAGTCCATTGCCCAGTTAGGCATTGAAGAAGTGCGGTTATACGCTTTAAAAGATAGACAGTCTCAGGATAAAGAAAAGGATGTAAGAACGCCTACTTTACAGGATACTGTCGGAAGAACTCCACCACCAGATCCAAAAGCTGAAGCATGGGCTGAAAAGAATGCATGGTTTGGGAAAGACAATGCTATGACCTATACGGCTTTTGACTATCATAAGAAACTAACGGAAGAAGAGGGCTTCGATCCTAATTCAGATGAATACTATGCTGAAATAAATAAACGAATGCACCTTGACTTCCCGCATAAATTTGGTAAGACTGATTCACAGGAATCGACTAAACTAACACAAACAGTAGCTTCGGCGAAGCGAAGTGTAAATCCTAGTCGCAAAACTGTCAGGCTCACATCATCTGAAGTTGCAATCGCCAAAAAATTAGGTGTGCCACTAGAAGAATATGCGAAACAATTAAAAATCATGAAGGAGGTATAAGCATATGAGTACCGAAAAAGTTAAAACTTCCCGTGCGAGTCAAACTAGAGAACAGACAAAACGTAAAGCAGTTTGGACTCCCCCATCATCTTTAGATGCACCCCCTGCGCCTGCAGGATTTCATCACAGGTGGATAAGGGCTGAAACTATGGGCTTTTCTGATACGAAAAACATAGCCGGCCGATTAAGATCAGGATACGAGCTCGTAAGAGCTGATGCATATCCAGGATCTGAATATCCAGTGGTGACGGAAGGCAAATACAAAGGGGTAATCGGAGTTGGTGGCCTATTGCTGGCAAGGATACCAGAAGAGATCGTCAAAGCGCGCGATGAGTATTTTAGAAAAATTACTCAAGACAAAGACGACGCGATTGAAAGCGATCTCATGAAGGAACAGCACCCAGGAATGCCGATCAATGCTGAAAGGCAGTCCCGTGTAACCTTCGGTGGTACTAAGAAAGACTAATTTATTAGCGATTCTTATCCAACGAAATTTTATTAACTAAGGAGATAAACATGGCAAATCAAGACGCTGCCTTCGGCTTTAGAGCTGTAAGGCATTTATCAGGCGGAACACCTAGAACAGAAGAATATATAATTGCTTCTGGTCTTACAAAGGTAATTTATACCGGTTCCCCTGTCATGGCGGTTGCTGGTGGTCAGATCACTTTAGGCACTGTTAGTGCAGTCCAACATCTTGGAGTGTTTAACGGGTGTTTCTATACAGATCCAACTACAAGTAAACCAACATGGAATGCATACTATCCAGGAAGCATTACAGCTTCTGACATAGTTGCTAATGTTTATGCAGACCCTCAGATCATCTTTGAAGGCCAACACGATGGAACTCAAACGGTAGCTAACAATAATCATGCGAACCATGATCACGTTGGTACGAGTGGAAGTACAATTAACGGACAATCTAGTGCGGAAATTGATTCTTCTACTTATACAACTACAGCGACTGGTACGTTCACTCAAATTGGGACTTCTAAAGATCCAGAAAATTCGGATTTAACAGCGGCAAATTCTAATGCTTATGTAGTTTCGAACACTGGGGAACATAAATACAACTTAATAACAGGACTATAGGAGTATAAAATAATGGCTATATCAAGAGCACAACTAGTTAAAGAACTAGAGCCAGGTTTAAATGCACTATTTGGCCTGGAGTACAAAAACTACGCTAACGAGCACTCACAAGTTTTCGATACTGAAAATTCAGACAGAGCTTTTGAAGAAGAAGTAATGTTATCAGGATTCGCGAATGCGGGAGTTAAACCGGAAGGTTCAGCAGTCAATTATGACGCTGCACAAGAAACGTTTACAGCTCGTTATACGCATGAAACACTTGCTTTAGCGTTTTCAATTACTGAAGAAGCGATTGAAGACAATTTATATGACAGACTCGCGTCTCGTTATACAAAAGCATTAGCTAGATCTATGGCTAACGCAAAACAAGTTAAAGCAGCGAACGTTCTCAACAGAGGATTTAATAGTTCGTACACTGGCGGAGATGGTAAGGAGCTTTTAGCTACCGATCACACTATCGTTTCTGGTACAGAGCAGAATGAACTTTCTACTGCGGCAGACTTAAACGAAACTTCATTAGAGCAAGCACTGATTGACATTGCTGCGCTTACTGATGAACGTGGTTTAAAAATTGCAGCTCAAGGGAAAAAAATGATTGTTCCTTCTGCGCTTCAATTTACTGTTGAGAGATTGATGAAATCTCCAGGTAGAGTTGGAACAGCTGATAATGACATCAATGCAGTTGTATCTATGGGAATGGTTCCACAAGGTTATGTGGTTAATCATTACTTAACTGATACAGATGCTTGGTTCATTAAAACAGATGTACCAAATGGACTAAAACACTTTGTTAGAGCACCAATTAAAACCGCTATGGAAGGCGATTTTGATACTGGTAATGTTAGATACAAAGCTCGAGAAAGATACAGCTTCGGCTGGTCTGACTGGAGAGGTATCTTCGGATCACCAGGTGCGTAATAGCAACTAAGACAAATTAATGAGGCGGCCTCAAAACCGCCTCATTTCGACAATAAAGACAGAAATTACCTATGAAAAATTTCCGAGTACAAATCCATTATGAAGGCTATCGCGCTGAAACAAACGTTATGGCTGAAGATAGTGTTGAATCTATCGAAAAATATATCCTTGACAAACTAGGAAGAAATGAGATAAAGTTCGAAAAAGATGGATTTACCCGTGGTAAATGGATAACCTATGAGGAGGTAATAAATGACGGAAGACCTGTACATTACGAAGAAGTCCTTGGAGTTAGAATGGCAACACGAGCACCTGAAGGCGGGCAAGCATAATATCCGTATGATTGAAATTAATAAACAGATCCAGGATGTTATCAAAGAGATCATTGCCAAAGAGTTTGAAGAAGATACTATTCAAACTAAAATAAACGAAGTCCAGGACCAAGTTTCGATAGCCACTTAAGCGTTATCAAAAATCACACATTTCAGTAGGGATTCCTTGCACTAAACGCAAATCTGCGTTATAGATTAATCACTATACAATTATTAATAGAACGTAGACGAGTATAGTCGACGGCCTAGAGACTACGTTCGCAAAACTAGGAGGATTATAAAATGGCAAATAGTACATTTAACGGTCCGGTACGATCCGAAAACAACTTTAAGGTGATTAGCAAAGCTACATCTACAGGTCTTGTTTCTGATCGAACGGTCCAAAGCGGGTTGAAAGACTCTCGAAGATATTATCTTGATGAGTGGTTTAATCAACTTCCAGCTCTTAACGCGTACCTTGAAGCATCAGAAACAAAAGACTGGGGCAGCATAGCGGATGGCAATGAGTTAACGGAAGACGTAACAGTTACAGGTGCAGCAATGACAGGAGACTTTGCTGTCGCAACAATGAGTGTTGATGTTACAGACTTAACTATAACGGCATCAGTAACAGCAGCAAACACAGTTACAGTTGTTTTAGGAAACTTTACAGGTGGTGCGATAGATCTTGGATCTGGAACATTAAATGTTAAAGTTTTTAAAGCTGGTTCTACAGCAACAGGTAAAAACAATAACTTTGAAGTTTTGGGAACTAACATGACTACAGCGTTAGCTACTAGAAATGCTACTGTTGCAGCAGTTACGTTGACAACAGCAGGCGCTGACCAAGACCAAGCAATTTTATTACCACACTTAGATGCTGGCCAAACAGCATGGACTGGTGTCAAATGGGGTACTGAAAACCAAACTGAATGGGAAGGTCTAGTCAGAACAAGTTCGGCTATTGACAACCAAAAAATTTGGGCTGGTTTAAAATTGACAAACGATCAACTTCCCTCAACGGATGCAGATCAGGCATATTTTTATTTTTCGACTGATGCAACGAATGGGCAAGTATTGTCAACTTATTCACCATTGTATTTTATTCATTCTAATAATGGCACTGACTATCTAACTAACTTAGGTATCACAGTGGCGGCAGATACAAATTATCATTTAAAAATTTCGATTGATAGTGATAGAAAACCATCTGTTTTTGTGAATGGTAGACAATACAGTGTAACAACAAGTGCAATAACGGCTTTTGATGGCACAACTTCAGTTACTGGAACAACTCAGGCAACTATTGCAGCGAATTATTCAGCTGGTAATGCTAACACTCAAAAGGGTGCAGCGTTGAAAAACGACATTAATTTAATTCCTTACGTAGGGATTGAAGCTGGCGACGGCGCGGCAGCAGCAGTAAACGTTAGTTATAGTACAATTAGCAGACTACTGTTTGAATAATAAATAATTAAAGATGGGGCTTCGGCCCCATCTAGTAATCTTAATTAAGGAGGGATTATGGCAAATACAGTAACAGGACCAGAAGTTTTACAAGAAAACGACAAACGAGTAGTAATAAAAATAGTTGTAGAATCAGACGGTAGCACAAGCACAACGGTATTTTTTGATTCTTCAGCGCGTACTGTAGCAGGTGTTGCACAACTCGGAGCTTTGCAAAGAATTTGGTTCTCATGTGATACTGGAGATGGTGGCGACTCACACTGTCGTTTAGATTTTGAAGATTCAGATGGTGATAGACCTTTACTTGGTTTAACAGGAACAGGCTATTGGGACTTTAGAGAGTTCGGTGGATTACCACCAAGCACTGATGCTAACACAAATGGTGATATTAATGTTGTGATACCCAGTCAAGCGGATGATGGCAACATGTACACAGTTATAGCAGAGTTTATTAAAACACCTGCATAAGGAGGTAACATATGGCTAACACTACTTCCGGAACAGTTACTTTTGACAAAACTTTTGCTGTTGATGAAATTATAGCAGAAGCATATGAACGTATAGGTTCACAAGTAACTTCTGGATATCAACTAAAAACGGCAAGACGTTCTTTAAATATAATGTTTCAAGAATGGGGCAATAGAGGTTTACACTATTGGGAAGTAGGTGATACTAATATAGATTTTGTTGAAGGCCAAGCTACTTATACTTTTTATAGAGCAGCAAGTGATGGCACAAGTGCTACTACTGCTGGCGGAACTAG